ATTTTATTGCATTTTTTACGCCGGTAGATATTTGTGATGCTGTTTCATTTGTTTTTGTTGAATCATATATGACATTTATATTTAAACGAAGATATGTATAATCTGGATCAACCAAAGTAGGGGTAACAGTCAACACCGAAATAGGATCAATTACTTCCGATATAATTCTTTGTTTTTGTGCTTGAGTTAAGAGATAAGAACCTGCTGGCTTAATTGAAATGAATACTTGTCCATAAACAGGAGGTTCATTTTCTTCACCACCCCAAACATTGACAGCATCAAAAGAATATCCTAATTTATTTTGTTGTATTGCTGTAATATAATCATTTTTACTGACTGCACGATTTTGTGCGGCATAAGATTTTGGTGCTTGAAACCTAATTGAATCAATTGTTTCTTTTTGACCACCTTCTGAAGCTTTCACTATTGGTGTGATTGAAGTATTTGAATAACCAGAAATAGAGTCCATCAAAACAAAATTATTGGCGCCGGCAGCTTCCGTTCCGTCACTCAACACATAAGATACATTTACAACATTACCATCAGTTAATTTTTTACCAATTATGCCATCGCCAAAATATATTTGATATGTGCCGGTTAAACTTTCTTGTAAAAAATATACTTTTGAATCATTATTCAGAGATAAAAAGTTACTTGCTAATGTGTAGGTATCTGACGAAGAATTTGAACTTGATTGTTGAACAGAAACTAATAATGTTGTTGTATCAACGTTTGTTTCTGGAATTTCAAATGTATAGGTTGGATTTGTTGTAGAATTTACAGTAAAACTAAAATTGGACGCTATACCTTGTTTAATTGTAATATTGTCAAATGTGGCTGTGTTTGCTGTTACATGAACAGTATGTGAATCCGTGGTAACAAAATTGTAATTTACTCCATCAATAGCTTCTGAAAGAAAACGAGTGTATTTTGGCAAAGTTAAAGAAGATTCTGAAACTCCATAAATCGATACTGTAATGTTGGCAGATGGAGAAATAATTGACTTGGGAACATAATTCAATAATTTGGCTTGTGATACCACAGAAGATCGTAGTAATGCTGTATCCAAAAACATTTCATTGGCAACCATATTAAGATAGTATGCCTGATATTGTGTATTATATGCTAAAATATCCAACAAAGTAGATAATGCAGCACCTTCATAATTATAATCTTTTAATATATCTTGAGATTGTAAAAATGTTTTTAAATTATTTTTGATGTTATTAAAATCCAAGTCTGTAACTTGGATATTTGAATTTGCGCCTGCCATTTATCTATTTCTCTCCAGTAAAAGCGTTACTGTTGTTGGTAATGTTGAATTTTCTATATAAAAACTTAAAAAAACCGCATATGCATTTTTGTCAGGATCGGGAGTAACCTTAACTTCATTTAAAGTTGCTCTAGGTTCAAAATTTTCTATTGTTGTTCTGATTTCATTTTCCAATAACGATGAAGTTATAGAAGATACTGGTTCAAACAACAAAATATCCAATCCAGAACCTATTTGTGGATTAAAAGGTCTTTCAAAATGTTTTGTCAATAAAAGATTACGAATAGATCGTATAACCGCCTGAGAATCGTAACTTAAAGCAACATCCGCCGTCACCGGTTTTCTGGTAAACGTAAAATCGATGTCCGAATATATTTTTTTTGTGGTCTGTGTTGCCATTCTTTATTTATTATCGTTGTAGGAGTAAAATCATTTTTTTAAATCCAAAGATTGCGCTCCGGAAATCTTGGGCCGGAACGCAAAATTTCGAATTTTCTATTTTTCGTCTATCGTTTTGTTTTCTAGTAAATTCATCTTTTCCCAATAATCATCTGCAACCGCACTGTGGCATAAAGGATCATGCTTTTCAGGATCAAACAATTCATCTATGGGTTCACCATCAAGGTCTCGTAGTGCAAAAATACAAAAATAAATTGTGTCATCCTCTAGTGCAGTAAATGTGTGACTATGTTGTTTGCGTATTACGATAAATGTGGGTGCTGCAAACTCTTTGGATGGGTGTCCATCGATTTCCACTTTGACTCGACCTTGTGTTAATAATGTTACATGGTCAAATTTGTGTTTATGACCACCACCATTGGTATCACCAACTTTTTCTAGTATGTTTTGACGAACCCAAACATTACCAAAATATCCCATATTGTTGGCATGCTCTCTGGTCATGGTAACACCTCAACAATTGGTTGTCTTTTTACCAAAGCTTGAATTTCTTCTTTTGTTCTTTGTCTTTCAATTTCTTCACCAGAATCGTTGATCCATGTTTCTGTACCATCGTCATTTTGTACCACGGTTACATAAGCCGTGCCATGAAAGTGTGTGCGAGCCACTTCAACTACTCGATTCCAAAACAATTCTATTGCTTGTTCTTTTGTTTCTACAAAAGTATACTCACCTGTATTATTGTCAAAAACTCCATATTTTTCCATTAACTTACCGCTCCATATGTTGTACCAGCACCACTTCTGGTTGCTGTAAATCCATTAAGTGCAATGGCTCGACCACCTGCACCTACACTGGCACCACCTGTTGATCCTGCTCCACCACTGGCACCCCAACCACCACCGCCTCCGCCATTACCACCTTCACCACCAGTTCCGGCAGAACCTGCTGCACCAGCTGTTCCTCCAGCACCACCGCTACCGCTTGCAACTTTATAGACAACACCATAAGCGCCGCCACCACCAGAACCACCACCTTTACCGGTTGCGCTACCAGAGGTACCTCCGGCTCCGCCGGTTCCTGCCAAAATTCTTCCACCGCCACCACCAGATCCACCTATACTGTTAGGCGGTAATGCTCCGTTAGATCCTGATGATCCAATAGCACCACCAGCTCCGCCTGCTGTATTGTTTGATCCGCCACCAGCGTTAACCAAATTTCCGCCTGTACCACCACCGGCTCCACCTCCGCCAGCACCTCCAGTTGCACCAGTTATACCTGAACCGGCACCACCGCCTCCGCCACCGGCTATGAATGCTCCGGCATTGTTGGTAATAGTTGCGTTGACACCCAAACTTATTGCTGGCCCACCGGTAGATCCAGCCATTGCAGCAGAACTTGGAGGACTCCAGTAACCAGTACCACCATTACCACCACGACCCATTATGAAACCATTGTTGACCAGAGTAACACCACCTGGCCACGAACCATTAATTGTTAAAGCAGCTGTGCCTGTATTATTTGACCAAATATACACACCAGCATTAATTGTGGCTCGCACTGCTGAAGAACCATTCCATCCTGCAGCCAAAGCCAATGTTCTTAAATTGGCCTCTTGTTGATTTGCTGATATAGTAAAAGAAAATAAACTTGATTTACCATAAAAATCAGCAGCAACACGAATTGCACCTGATGGCACACCAGCCAATGTTCGTGGTGCCGTAGCACCTATCGATATCATTGATGTTGCTGTGTTGCCAAGTTCAACACCAATATCAGCACCCATGCGGATTGCACCACTTGATGGTATTGGCATTTTACTTTATCTTCTTTTTAATTTCTTCAACTTCGTCAGCTAATTCATTGATGGCTTGTATAATCAATCCAGCCAGTTTTTCATAACGAACTGCTTTGTATCCATCTTCTCGAATTGCAACTACTTCAGGTAATACTTGTTCAATTTCTTGTGCAATTACACCTGTGTCATGTTTACGCACAAAATACTTATCTTCACCGCCTCTTTTTTCAATGACTTCATCTTTCCAGTCAAACATAACACCACGAACTTTGCGTAATTTATATAAAGCTGCATCAATTTGTTCTATATTTTCTTTAAGTCGTTCATCAGATGAATAATATGCAGTAATTTCATTTGTAGCTCGAATTTCACCTGTTGTAGCAGAGTAGGTTGTTCCTACACCTAAAGCACCTGTAATGAATAAACTTCCAGAAAAAGTACCTGTAGTGTTGGCTAGTGCCGTATTTGCTTTATTATAAGCACCAGATGCCAATCCATTTGCACCATTGGCTGTATTATAGGCCCCTGCCGCTAATCCGTTGGCACCGTTAGCTGTGTTATAGGCACCAGATGCCAATCCGTTTGCACCATTCGCTGTGTTAAAAGCACCTTGTGCCAAACCATTAGCGCCATTAGCGGTTGTTCTTGCAAAAGAATCAACAGAAGAACCGGCGGCACCATTTGCTGTGTTAGCTACAGCATAGGCACTGGCTGCATATTGGTTAACGGCAGTGATTTGTGAGTTTTGCCATAAATCCACACCTTGAATTATTGATATGGTTGTATTTTGATTCGTATTAATTGTTTCTATTGAATTTAAACGAGTATTTTGTGTATCATTTACGCCTTGTATAATTGAAATACTGGTGTTTTGGTTATTATCAACTGTTTCAATAGAATTCAATCTAGTATTTTGTGTAGCATCAATACCTATGGCTAAATTAGCAGTATCACGAGCATATTGGTCTATACCGCTAGCACCACCAGTATTTGCTTTATTGTAGGCAGATTGTGCAAATTGATTTACCGATGTGATTTCGCTATTTTGCCATGTATTAACACCTTGAATAATAGTAATAGAAGTATTTTGGTTAGAATTAATCGTTTCAATAGAATCTAATCTAGTATTCTGTGTATTATCCACACCTTGTATTACTGTGATGCTAGTGTTTTGATCGGTATTAATCGTTTCAATACTGTTCAATCGAACATTTTGTGTCACATTTACATTTTGCAGAATAATTGTATTTGCTGACGCAGATGAAGCAGTGATTCTTGCCACATTATCAACTGCAGATCCCCCACTAATTGTATTTGCAAAATTAAAAGCTGCTTGTGCTATGCTTGTGCCTGTGTTTGCTTGACTATACGCATTAATTGATATTGTATAAGCATTTGCTGCCAACAAATCATAGTAATTATATGGTAACGGACTTGTAATACTTGTTGTTAATGTGATACCACCAGGAAAATTAACCCCATTGGCGGTAACATTATAACCAGCATCTTGCGCCAGCAAATTAATAACATTTGATGAGAGGGGTAATGTATATTGTGTCATTATGCGGTATTTGATGTTAAATTTGCTGTAAGTGCAGGAGTGCCAATAATATTATTTACCAAATAAGACTGTGTTCCTCCCATACTACTAAATTGTTGCATAAAAGCAACATCTTTTGCAATTTGTAGTGAATTTTGATAAAATGTCCAATCTTCTGATCTTCTCGTATCTAGGACGGATGCTGTGCTTATCAAATAATTTTCCAAATTACTTATTTGTGAAGCGGACAAGGTGCTGTAATAAATTGTATTTCCAAATTCATCTGTTGTAATAACGATACTATTTGATAATTCTGTGTTGTAATATTCTAATTGAATTGTATTGGATTTTAATATATCAGGTATGAAAAGGCTTGTAAAACATCCCAACATTATTGAAGTATTTGTTTGAGGTTCATCACATTTGGCCAGATTGAACATTGACATTTGCCCAAGAACAAAAGCTGTATCGTATGAAGGCACAGTAGCGTCAGATACTATATTTAAACCGCAAATATTATCAGTGTGTGATTGAAAAGAATTTAATGAAACAATTAAATTATCAGCATATGAAAAAACGTTTGCAAAAATAGTATTTGAGTTTGCAATAGCCAAAGAGTTAATTGCAATGTTTGCTGTGGAGACCAACATACTGGATATATTAGCAGTTGTTGGGTTCTGAAAATAATCACTCCTTACAACAGCACCAGATGCAATACAGTTTTGTTGCCATGGCTGTATTGCTCCAGAATTATTTGCAATTAAATTAATCGTATTGCTAGCATTTGATGATAAATCTTGTGCATCACCAAATCTGGTTGTATCAAAGTTTAGTTGGTATCTATCAAATATTGTCATAATTAATTAAGGCATAAAAGAAATTGGTGTACTTGTGGGGCCTTTTGGAGCAATATGTATGTGTGAATTATATATAATTCTCATTAATGGAGCTCCACCCTCTGGATCTAATAACATACCTCCAAATACGACTGCCGTTCCAACAACTGCTGGTGCTGTTACTAAAGTTGTTGCAACAACTGTACCTGGCGCAGTTGGACCAGGAATACCTACATTTATTCCGCCCAATGTTGAAATGCCGGCAGTAGGATTAGCTGATGTTGGTAGTCCTGCATGAATTCCTGTACCGGCAGTAATTGACCCACTAGAATGAAGTGAGTCAGCCAATACTTCACCACTCACATTTACATCTGTATTAAAAGTTGTGCCGAGTTCACCTGCTTGAATGTAAATACCGGATGTTTGTCCCATGGCATTTATATTTAAATCGCCACCGGTACTCAGTTTATATTCTCCTTTTACAAGCAAAGAGTAATCTTTCTCCACAACTTTTGTTTCGTTGCCTTGAACATTAGTAATTGCATCACCTTGGATTGTTACTTCTGCATTTCCAACAATATTAATATTACATTTGCCTTGGATTATTACATTATCATCCTTTGCAACTATACGATAACCATTACCAACTATTCTATGAACTTCATTACCGTCAGGTTGCCATTCTGTAAATGTACCAATACGGTGCTGTGTTCTAACTCGTTCATAACCTGGCGTGTCATCAAATTCTTGAAAATGGCCAGATTCAGTTTGCATCACATTATTAAATGGATACTTTGCATTATACGCTGACGGCGGTTCGTTAATATCTGCCATAATTAAGGTTTAGAAAAATTGTTGGTTGTAGAGGCAAATCCTGCTGCTTGAAAAACCTGTTGTGTTACTTCAGCTTGCGCTTGAGTGTTTGCAACCGGAGTTTGGTTTAAATTAGTTAATGATGTTGTAAGTTGTCCAGTAGTCTGTACAAGACTTTGTACATTATTATTAAATTCTTTGATTGAACCTTGAACTTCTTTTATTGAATTTTCTAATTCTTTAGTAGATTCAGTAAGTGGTGTATTATCTAAAGCTGATTTAAAACCAGCAACCAATTGTTTGCGTAATGTCGCAATACAATCTTTAAAATAAGCCAACAATCTTGCCGGTAATGTCAATATATAATTGATTAATTTTTTAATTGCGTTAACGTATAAAATATATCCTTGTATTGCATCAGTTATATCTTTAACAAATTTAGATGTGGCTTTTATATCTTTTGCTAATTTTTTTAAATCACTTACGAGACCATTTGCCGCAGGATTAAAACCAAGAGCTTTTAAAATAGCTTTGATAGCATTGCGAATTGCTTGAATAATTTGGCCTCCATATGCACCAACTTGTTTAATCATGCCACCAACATATGTGCTAGAATCACAGGCATGCGCAACAGTTTCATTTGATTTTTTTAATCCTGTTTGTGCTTTGGCAGCATTACCTGTGGCATAAATTGGCACATTTGAAGGTGTGTTTGGCCCACCATTTTCCGCTGGATAAGGCGAAGTTGCATTTTTATTTGAAGTATCAACTTGAGGCAAAGTTGTGGCTGCGGCTGTAACAGCAGGATTTAATGCTTTATCTAAAAGACCTACTTGAATTGCTTCTATTGGCATTTATTTTCCTATGAATTTAATCCCGATATCACACCCATCATTATTGGAGCTTGACCTGATGCTGTGTCCATAAAAAACCCTACAATCCAATCTCCGACTCTAGGTGAAGAAAATGACCTTGAATTGTTTATAGGATACATGGCTAAAGCCCAAGGCAAATCACTTGTTGGCAGTTCC